TGCATACCAGTTGTTTACTGCTGAGAGGTTAGAGCGGTCTTCACCGTAGATGGTTGAAGTCGCTGCGTAAAGTGTGTCGCGTGATAGCTGGTCTAGGTAGATAGCCATGTTACGACCAAGAAGACGTGAAGCAGATGCCATTACGTCATCGAATGATGCGTTAAGAAGAAGCTCAGATACAGCAAGAGCATAACCATGCTCTGTTACTGTGATTGAGAACTGCTGTGCTGTAAGCGCATTTGTCTGCATACGAACACCTTCGACAAGTGCGTTAGCAAAGCCGAGGTTGTTGTAACGCATGAAGTTAATCTGTAGACCAGGTGCAACACCAAGTTCAGTCTTCTTGACTGCGAACTGCTCGAAGCGAAGGATAGGCATAGCCTGGAAAAGGATTTCCTTTGACCAGATTGTCTGAATCGCTTGAGTCAACTGTGTGTTTGTACCTGAGTACGCTGTTGGGGCTGCGGCTAAATTGCCAGTACCCGTAATACCAGATGCCATTTTAGTTGTTTACTCCTTGTAGGTTGGATTTGGGATTGTGGGATTTACCCGAACAAGCCGCGAGACTTACCGCGAGCAGTAGCGCTCATGATACGTTCTCTGTATTTTGCATAATCATTCATCGACATTGACTGAATATCTTCAGCCGTTAACGCACGTTGCTCCGAATTGTCGTCCATTGGTCCGAGCGGGGGCGTGGTTACCCTTGTCCCCGTCATTTCTTTGCGGGCATTTTGCATTGCAAACTGCGCCGATTCAAGAATCTTGTTTGAACGTTCTTTCAAACCCTCAATACTTGCTTCTACTTCTTCGCGGGTATTGCCGCTAATTAGGTCTACAAGTTCTGGGATAATGTTTTCGCGTTCTGCTTCTACACGTTGTGAACGGTAGTTCTGCAGGTCAGCAAAAGTTCTTTCGCGTTCCAGAAGAGCGAAGGCACGTTCACGTTCTTGACGCTCACGCTCCAACTGCTCCTGCCACTCTGCTTCCTTAGTCTTAAGTAAAGAGCGAACATCCATGTCATTCTCAAGAGCTTCCTGCTGTTGCTTAGCCTTAGCTTCTGCTTCTGCAGCACGTGCAGCAAGTTCTGCTTCACGCTCTTTCTTAATGCCATCTAGTTCTTCCTTCAGCTTATCAATCTGAGGGTAGAGTTTTTCTTTCTCCTGGCTACGAACTTTAACCAGGTCTTCTTCCGTATAAAATTTGGAAGTCGCCTTAGTAGTAGGTGCGTCAGCGACAACAGAGTTGCCTGACGACTCAGCTACGACTGGAACGGTTCCTGCTTCAGCTGCAAAAGCCTCTGCATTTAGTCCTGCTGTTTCCATACAAGATTCCTTTTTCTCCTAGGGGTCGTTTTCCGAATGCCATTACTGGCGTAACACATATGACCAAACGTTGTATCTATTGTCTTTGTTAATACAAAAAATGTCAGGGTAAACCTTTATTTTTCGTACTCTTCTGGTACGCGCCTCTGTGGGAGGACCGTGCCATAAGCTTCTGTTACCAGTTTATTACGTAGGTCTGCTTCGCCCATATCGGCGGCCATCAGAGCCTCGTCTATCGTTCCTGGTAGTAGTGCTGGAGCACCTGCCATTGCACCCTCTGTTAGAGGTGCGCCTGGCTTGCCTCCAGTTTCTGGGTTAGGCATAGTGCCTGTAAGTTCAGCAATTTCTTGTTCAATCTGGGTCTGGAGAAGCTTAAGGGCTCCATCAGCCACAGCGTCATCCATAAGTTCCTGACGAATTTCATTAAGCTTATCGCTTGGGAAGGACTCACCAAGTGAGCGGAGTGCCCCCTCCTTAGACTCAAGGCCTAGGGACAACATAGATTGAACTTCGTTAAGCGCAATCAACTTATCTAATGGCAAAGGTTGAGGGAAGTGAACGTAGGTTTGATAAGTAAGTGGGTCGTTAGGGTCTAAACGGTCTACCTGACCTGTCTTAAGTTTCACGTTACGTGTTGGGTCCCAGATAAGCATCTCTGGCTCCTTGACCGCAAGGCTACGGATAATAAGCTGATTAATCAGCTCTAGACCACGTGCGTACTGAATAATCTTCTGGTGGTAGCGGTTCATCAAAGGTTGGAACATGATGGATAGCGCAACACCTGACGTGTTAGAAATAGGCTGTGCCTGACCAAGTGCGGTCTCAGGAACACCAACCATCTCATGCATAGACTTCTTGAGCATTGCTAGGAAGTCCATAGCGCCCTTTAGTCCTTGTGAGCCGCCTTCTAGGTTCTCTACCTTCGCGTCTTTTGGTAGACCGCCCCAGACTTTGTTAGCGCCCTTTTCCAATTGTGAAGCTTTGGCACCAATGATGACTGTGACGGGAGCAGCGTGATAATTAACGATGTCAGCGATGTCAGTAGCAGTCTCGTTATAAGTACGATTAATATTAATGATATCAAAACAGTCAGCAAGGCCCCAAGGGCTACCGCTAATACGAATATTTGGAATATGAATAACGGGAATAGTACCAAGCGGGTTAGGGCGCGAATCAATAAGTTCATCATTGATGTATTCCTCAATACTGTCGTCTGTAAGAATTTCAGTGTACGTAAACACCTGACGTGTACCTTCTAGTGATGTTCCCCAGAAACGGTACTTTAACTTAAAACGGATAAGGCGCTCGCGGTCATGCGGGTGGAACTCTGGAAACGCAAACGATGCGTTAAGTGGAAGGATGCGAACACGTCCTGGGTGCTTCATACCTGAAGAGTCTTCCCAAGGTTCTTCGTAAGCAACCTTTACAAAGCAGTCACCAGATACTGTTCCCTGTTGACCCATTTCCCATAGGACTGTTGCTTTGTTGTTATCTACTTCCCAAACACGTTCTAGTAGGTCTGGGATGATTGCTTCAGTCTCACGTGGGCTACGGAAATCAACACCCTTACCAAAAGCAAAGTTAATAATAAAATCTGAGAAAGCACGGTAGTAATTAAGTACTAGCTGGCTATCGCCAATCTGACGGCGGTATGAATAATGGTGGCCAAGATACATCGCCCAGTTAAGTGAATAACGGTTTAGGCGTGGGCCATGGACTTCAAACTCCTCATCCGCCAACTCGACCAAGCCGAGTGGAGAAATGGAGATGGTTAAGTCGCTAGATGCCGCCCTATACGATGGGGGCGAAAAGTCAATGCCGCTCATTTCACCTTCTCTAAACTAGAGTTAAAGGGTACCACTAAATCTATATTAGTGAAACCGCTCGCCATGGATAAGCTTCTTACCTACTGGCTTGGTAACCTTTTTCTTTTGTTCTTCTTCTTTTTTCTTTTGCGCCTCGGCAACATAGTCTCGAAGGCGTGGGTCTACGTCGCGCTTAGAGTTAACATACTGACCACCCATTGCGTTGTACCTGGAGTGAATCCAGTGCCCACGAGCAGGTGAGTTCTTGGAGAACTTACTATTTGCTTGAGCAGTAATCATGTTCCAAAGTTTAGGATTAGCGGGTTCCCGCTCTTCCGTTTCCTTTGCTTCTTTTCCTCTAATCAGTGCCATCGCTAATCCTTATAAAATGGGAAGCCCACCCCCGCAGCTGTTCGAATGTGCTGAACGGGGGTGGGAAACCTAACTAGTCGTTTACTACAGCTGGGTTGCCAGACTTCTGTGGACCGCCGCTACGATTAACTTCTTCGAAACGATTGTCGCCATGGTCAGCAAACGCACCAGATGAAAAGTCGTTAAGACTTGCTGGTGCTGAAACCCATGCAGCAGAACCTACGTGAGCACGCTCACGCATTGTTTCTTCTGCAGTCTTTGTGTGAACAGCCTTATTACGATTTGGACGACCTGCAGCTGGTTCGTATCCCTGCATAGCACCAGTGGTGAACTGTGTTGGGATGTCTGTGTCTGTTGCAAGACCTTCTTCAAAGCGTAGTGGGCCACGCTGTCCTGGTGCAGCAGGTGACATCTTACGGTCGTAAGTGGTACCTGGATTCTCAGGGAACTTAGGTGTTGGGGCAATTGCCATTTTTTATACTCCTTATTAAAGGGTTGAGGACCTCGTGTAAAAGTGTCCTACTTATTGGACGTAAAGTCAGGCTAAACGGGTAATTACCTGCTGAAGAACGGAGATGTTGACACCTCTACAGAAGGCATTGTTAGGTCTAAGGTTAGAGCGCAGGCTATTGCCAAAGAGTCTGCATAGTCATCGTGGGCATGGGCTTCATCAGGGGCATGGGCAAGAAAGTTAGGGCCAGTAAATTTAGTTTCCAAATCCACCATTTGTTGGTAAAAACGCTTCCATCTACGCAACTGTCGAGTCTTAGCGTGGGCGGGCCACCCGACCATACGACGGTCAATAAGGGCCTTGAGGTGTTTCCAGCGCTTAGATTGCTCTGGCTGGCTACTGCCTATGGAATGTACTTCTGCTCTTGGGATGAGGAGTCGGAGTCTTTGTGCAACCGCATCACCCACGCCGTTAGCATCAACCCCAACAGCAAGTACGTCGTAACTAGATAAGAAGTTAACGATTTGAAAATATTGGTCTTCCCAGTCATCACCTTGTAGCTCCAACCAATCTAGGACACGGTGGTCAAAATAGCCAAACTCATCTGGACGGTCCCAATCTACCCAGACTACTGTTACAACTGTAGAGTCTAGCTTACGTGCAGGGTCAATACCAACTACCACAGGTGAACGATGCCAAGCCTTTACAACCTGCTGAGAGGTGTCTCCCAGCTCATCCATAATAGCTGAGGTTACAAACATACCTCTTTCTAGCAACCACTTACAGCAGTATGACATCTGAAACTCGTCGGAATCTTCACCAATACGTAGTTTTTCTTTTTTTATGAACTTCTCGTAGTTAGCGTTGCACTTAGATACGTCGCGGTAGTCCCACTCAAAGTGGTTTTGGCGTTTTCCTCTAGTTGTCTGTCTGCGCTTGTTAATTTGAATAGAGCGATAGAAGTTGTTCTTATGCGTAGTTGGTGTGCCAGTCTTAACCATGGTTCCTGAGTAGTACGCAAGCATAGGGGAGATAGACTTGGTAACAACAAAGTCGTCCGCTTCTTGGCACTCATCAATAACAATAAGGTGAAAAGACTTAGACTCAATTTTTGCACGTGGGTTAGCGGTCATCATCATAAGGCTACTGCCTGAGTTTTTTAATTTAATCTGTCGTGTTACTCCAGGTACCTTACCTAGGCTGTCATCAATCTCTGGGTCACCTAAGATTTCTAGCGCACGTTCACTAGTAAGCCTATTAACAGTACGACCAAAGAGGGTTTCTACCTGACCTTCAACTGGAGCAAACATACCAATCCACACACCGTCTATAAACTTACCTAGTAAGTCTGGATACATCTTTGCAAGGCGTGGCAAAAGCACCATTAGCGTTGCTACGGTATTAGCAATTGTTTCAGACTTACCTGACTGACGGGCTGCTAATGCAGTTATTTCTTCACCGTCGTTAATAAGTACAGATTCAATGATACGACGCGCAAGTGGCATTTGATAAGGGTGTAGCTCATGCCCAACTAGAGCGTTCATAAACTCAATGCAACGGTCTATTAATTTATTTACAAACTCTTTAGACAGTTCATCAAGTTCTACCTCTTCATCCTCAGGCTCTACTTCTTCTGGGACGTCAGGTAAGAACTCATCTTCGTCTTCTTCTAACACAATGTTGTTGTCCATAATAACCTTAGTCTAGAGTAAAACAAAAACCCTGTGCTGGTAAGCACAGGGTTTTTGCACCATCACACGGAAGTAGAAGAGAGAGGTAGATATAGTATATCAGCGAGTCATGCGGGAGTGCAACTCGTGGGTTACAGCATGGACGGCTTCGGCGCCCTTTAGAGCCTCTTCCAAATATACGGAGTCCCTGCTCTTTGTGTACATAGACAGGCATTTGCCAACTTCAGTTAGCGCCTGGTCAATCCAGGACTCAAGCTCTCCTGTAGGTATCCTGGAAACCCTTTTTGCCAGCTTTTCTGGAAAGGGCTTATCCCAAGGTTCCTTTTTAAAAAAACTCATCATATTTACCGTCCTCTGGTACCCAAGCTTTTCTACCCTTCATAGCGTCTAAGACTATCTTATCGATAGCCTCATCGTCATCAGGGGATATTACAGGTCTTTTATA